AGGAACTTTGTACACCAGACTGACTTCTTGGTCTGATTACATCGCCTCACAACTCACCATGGCTCAGCTAGAGGAGCGTGCAGCTCTAAAGGCTAAGGAGTTCAAGGAGAACACGATGCTGGTACGCCGTATGGGCTCATCAGCAAAAGGTGAACGAGTAACCACCGTCAAGGCTGAGATTGCTGTAGACCCAGACGTCGTAGCTCTTGACAACGATTATGAAGAGAAGTACGCTTATCGTAAGCTAGTTGAAATGCTCCTTACGAACCACGAGCGTGACCTACAACTAGTAAGCCGAGAGATTACTCGGCGTTCAAATGAATCACGAAAGGCATATTTATAATGGCTAAAATGGCAGACCTAGACGCAGCTCTAAGTGACCCAGCAACCTACGCTCTAAAGGGAGCAGAGTTCGCTGCATTACCAGAAATCCTCAAGGACGAGATTCGTAAGAACAACCCAAGCGGGGAGTTCAACGAAGCTGTGCAGCAGAAGTTCCAGCACGCTAAGGCAGTCCTACTGCAGAAGCACAAGGACTACGGACCAAAGAACATCTCACAGAGCCCTGGTGGACCACTAAACGGTTTACGTGTACGTATGTGGGACAAGTTCGCTCGTATCAACAATCTAATTGACTCAGGTGCAACCCCTCAGAATGAGAGCCTAAAAGACTCGTTCCTAGACATGGCTAACTACGCAATCATTGCGATGCTTGTTCTAGACGACGAGTGGCCTAATGAGTAGTGAAGTAAGCCTATCCGATGCCCTCTTCCTGGCTCATATGAATGGAGTCATGGAGGAGCGGCAGCGGGTTATTGACGTATTAGAGAACTCAGACAGCGTATGTGCCGATTGGGCCATTGCACAAGTAAAGAAAGAACAAGAGTAATGCCAAAGATTCCAGTAACCGTTTACACCAATCCAAACTGTGTCCAGTGCGACATGACTAAAAAACAATTTGATAAGTTTGGAATCGAGTACTCAGTCGTAGACCTAGCCTCAGTTCCTGCAAAGTTAGCAGAGTTCAAAGAAAAAGGATATCTAGCTGCCCCTATTGTTACCACTGATATCAAGGCCTGGTCTGGGTTTAAGCCTGAGAAAATTAACGGGCTAGTTAACTACATCCGCTCTATGGAGCGTGGCGACTAATGAAGAGGTGGACTTATAGCCTAACCCCACAGGAAGAGGCAATAGCTGCTCGTGTAGGGTGGGAGCGTCAGCTGCCTATGCTAGGACAGCCTGAGCGTAACCGTAACTACAGCGAAGGCGACATTTGGGAAGCCTGGCAGCACATGATTTGCGCAGCATCAGAGCTAGCAGCTGCTCGAATGATGGGTATGGACAACTTCGAACCTCACGCCAATACCTTCAAAGAAGTCCTAGACATCCCTGGGTACGAAGTTCGTTACTCCTTTACTAAGACTCAGCCTAATTCTCCTAAGTGGTCGCTTCGCTTTAAGAAGGGTGTCGACGACCTCGATGAAATCTATATCCTAATCGTAGGTGGGCCAGAGGCTAAGACTCGCCGTAGCCCAGGCGACGGATACGCAACACCACCATTTCGCGCTATTGGCTGGATGTATGGGCATGAGATGGCCCAGATAAAGTACATGACTATGTACGGTAAAGATAATTACTCGGTTCCAGCCAGTGAACTTCATGACATGGCCTCCCTACCCGTGGTAGAAGCCGTACAATGAAAATTAAGGAATTCGACGGAGGCCTGACAGGCAACCAAGAAATAACAGTTGGTATTGACCAGTCATTAACAGGGTTTGCACTCTCAGCTGTCTCCGTCGAGTTCCCTCAACAACATATCACTTGGGTGTTTAGGTCCCAGTACAAAGGCGTACAACGTCTTATTGATATTCAGAACTTCTTATGGGACAAACTTTTCTTCCTTGACTCCAGAGGCAATACCTTTAAAGACGTAGCTATGGAGGGAACCGTCCTTGCATCTCACAGTGCCCTAGTACTGGGGGAGCTTGCAGCGACCGTTAAGCTATTCTTTTACGTGCACTTTGATGGCATAAATCATTTCTCCCCAGAGCCTGACCAGGTCTGCCGCACACCCCTACAGATTCCCCCGATGACTCTTAAGAAGTACGCTACGGGTAAAGGAACTGCTAAGAAGCAGGAAATGCTCCTACAGATTTACAAACGTTGGGGCGTAGAGTTTAACGATGACAACGCAGCCGATGCATACTCACTCGGCCGCCTATGCACTGACCTAATTAATGGTGCCGAAGGCGAGCTCTTCGACAAGATAAAAGATGGTGCTTACAGAGATTTAGTGGAGTAATACCCTTATCCTTATATGTAAGGATGGCGCACAACTCGAACACTAAGGACTACAAATGTCAGACGAACTCGTCGTCTCTGGTACCGAAGAACCGTTTCTTCGTGTCAGTGCCTCATCAAATCCCCAGTCGGTAGCATCCGCTATTGCTCACGCAATCTACGACAATCGCCAAGTTAAACTTCGCGCTGTAGGTGCTGGTGCCGTTAACCAGGCAGTAAAGGCTCTTGCCATTGCTCGTGGTTACGTAGCTCCTAAAGGTCTAGACCTTACCTGCAAGCCTGGTTTCACTACGATTGAATCTCGTGATGGTGAAATAAGTGCAATTGTGTTTGCCGTTTCTGCAAGCTAAAAAAGACCTATTATTAATAGGTAAGGAGTTCCAATGGCAACCAACTATAGCGTAGGACACGCAATGCGCCGTCGTAACGGCACCCCATCCAGTTCCCTAGAGGCAGCAGGTAAAGCAATGAACCGTATTCACCAGTCTTCGGACGAAGCTCACAAAGCAGCAGGTGATGCAGGTAGCCACCGCATCGCTATGGGAATGGACGCTTACACAGCGACCGCGGCCCCAGCACTTCAAGGAACTCTAATTCCTAAGAAGAGCACTCAGTCTGCTGACCCTACCGCAGGTGGTAAGGCTAACCGTCAGAACGTAGAGTACTTAGGAGCAAGCTACCGTGTTACTCCTAAGACCACTTATGTTCAGATAGACCCAGCAGCTGGTCCAACCATGGCAAATGCTCGTATGATTCCATCTGTCTCTGGTCGCTCAACTCCTAACTTCCAGTCTGGCATCGAGTCAGCTGGTCAGTAATGTTAGAGCAGAGAAGCTCTTTAAGCCCTCAGTTCGACATGCGTCCCGCAGTCGAAGAAGGACTGGCTAATTTTCAGAACCCTGGAGTTCAGCACAGGCTAGGACACTCTTCCTCAACTAATACCTCTGTAGGTCGTAGGACCTCCTGGACGACTGAGTCTCAGGGAAACATTGGTATTAACTCTCAAACCCTTGGAAGTACGCTTAAATTTGATGGCGGCTCTACTCCTCCTGGGTTCCAAAGACCGATGGGATAACCCAAGATGGCTGGCGTTACTCAGAATAATAGCCCAAACCAGAACTGGCAAGCACTTGGCGGTAATGGTTTTCAAGGCTATAACAACCAGGGTGGACAGGGAATGCCTGTCGCTCGTGGTGAGCTTGACGCTATCCGTATCGGTACAGGACGAGTTCCTTCAGCAGAATACCCAGATGGTTACCTAGGAACAATCCGCAGCCGTCGTGATGACCGCATCCTTGACTCAATCAAATCTCGAATTGGACAGAAGTCTTATCAGCGAGGTGTTCACAAGGGTGAGCGTATTGAGCCTTCCTCATACCACTGGAGCCCATCTTTCAACGACCAATCAGGTATCGCTCGCCAAATGAAGGCGAAGCAGGTACTTCTTAATGGTGTTTACGTCTGGCAGCTTCCCAGAGCAGCTCCTTTAACTTACTTAGTTCCTGCGCCGCACCTAGTTAACGACGGTAAAGCTAACACTGTTGCTAATCAACCCGCCACCCTAGACCGCGACCGTGCTGACCGCATGTCCTACTTGAAGCCAGTGTGGTCATAATGGGAACTAATTCTTTTGACGGTCGCTACGATTACACCAAGCCATGGGTAAACAACCCTTACAACAATGGGGAAGAAACCGCTGACCCTAAGTCTTGGACATACAACGGTCCTTGGTCATCCAACATGGAGAAGCTAACCCAGCAAGCTTTATTGGCAAATACAATGCCCGCATCACAACTGCAGGCCTTAGTACGTCCTCCTTTACCCCAAGTACACCTTTTCCCGCCTCGATTTGGGTTTGGTCCTCGGCCTCAGATTGAAATTGATGATGTAATTACCCTTGACAGAGTTTACACTGAACCTCGAGTTTCGTGGTACAGCGGCTCTCCTTCAGGGTATTCTGGTAGTAGTAGAAATAGCCTGGAAGGTATCTAATGAGTCTAGAAGAATTCGGTAAAGGTCACGGAGGCGCTGGAGGTACGCCTGTACCTGGAAATGCAGCCGCTGGAGATGGCTCAAAGCCCGCTCCCTTTTCTTTTGCACAGCCTAGTGCTGAACCTCGCGAGGAAAGTGACCAGGAAATTGTAGAGCGCCTAGCTAAGGGCGTATCCGCCAGTAAGGGGCCTACTAATCCATTTGGTGAAAAAGCAGTGTTCCTTGGTGGTACGGGCAAAAAAAGCGATGACCCGCTAACTCCTTTTAAAAATCTTGATGGCTCGTACATTGATAGGCGTACTGGCAAGTCTCTTCCAAAAGAGAAGTGGAAAGCTGAATGGGATGGCCTGAACGGCGCTACCGCATCCGCACCATCTCCTGGAACTCTTAGCAAAAAGACTGCCGACCAAGTAGCTACTGTTAGAGCCGTTAAGACTAATGCTGAAAAAGGTGAGTTTAAGCCTTCAATGCCTCTCCTACAAGTAGGTAAAAACATTGCGGACGCTATCAATAAACTTCACGCTTTTGGAACAAAAATACCTACAACTTTCCACGACTACTATGGAAACCAGACTTCCGACCACGTCAGGGCAGGATTTGCAGCACTTGATGAGGCTAAAGCCCATCTAGCAACCGCTCAAAGTAACATCACCCACAGCCCAGGTATGGCAGGTAACAATACATTTGATGCGTCTATGTCCCTTCACAAAGCCCTAGGACACTTCACCCAACCTGCAATTTACCGTAGGCACGGTATGCTTCCAGAGGGCGTTACTCACGACACCACTGAAGGACTAGTAAGTGCAGCAGCTGAGCACTCTTACGGAATGAATGCTGCTAAGCCGTCCTTAATGCACCGCATAGGCGGAAAAGATGTTGACATATTAGACCCTAAGCAGGGTCCAAAAGTTATTGAGTATATGAAAAACGCCACTCCTGAAGAACAAGAGATTTTTAAGAAGAAGATTATGGGCTACAAGCCTTCAACTACCAAACCAGCTGCCAAGGACCCAGAGTTTGCAAAGAAGACCGCTGAAAGAGCAGAAGAGCAAGCATCTATCGAAGAAGTAAACAAGGGCCGTAAGGGTAACGTTGGCAGTGTTGTAGACGTACGTCAGGCATCTCGTATGGCAGATGGCACTATGCCTGCTGGAGGAACTTCAATTGGTAGACGGACCACAGGGGTCGGTGTTGTTGATACTGGTACCCCAGCCCGAGAAGCAAGCCGCGTAGAAACCGAGACAGCGCGTCGTGGCGAGTTGTCTAAAGTTGCAGCAGCAGAAAAAGAAGAAGCAGCCAGGAAACAAGCCATCGAAGACGCTAAGCCTAAGCCAGAGAAGGGCCCTAGGAAGAAGTCCACTAGCCGTCAGCCTAAGGCCGCATCTGTTCCTACAAAGAGCATGACCTTCGACCAGCTTATTAACGGCGTAAAGAAGCGTGGAACCAAGTAATGTTTGACGGTGATGGCTCAGAAATACTGGAGTTGCAGGCGTATAAAATCGCACAAAATGCTATCCTGTATAAAGGTTCACGACCATGTCCACAGTGTGGTGTGGTTATGAACCCTGTTGAGTACATGTACAGCGTTATTTGCCCACCATGTAACGATGCTCGTAGGAGCAAAAGAGTTAAAGGAAAGATGGCCTAATGGGTGCATATGAAGACGCAAGAAATGCGTCAGAATTTCCGAAGCGTAAGCCAATTATGGGTGATGAGACTCACCTCAATGCCATATACGACGCTATCGGTGACCTAAAAGTTCCTGTTTCCGATAAAAAAGCAGCAGACATGGCCCACAACGCTGGGGACCACATCAGTGGGGCATTGATGTCTCACCGCAGCGGAGACCCAAAGACCGCATGGATGAAGTCAGAAGAGGCCGCTAAAGTAGTTACTACACTAGCAAACCACCTAATGATGAACCACGGTGTAGATGAGTCTCGTGCTCTATACGCCAGCGGTCATGCTAGAAACCACGTGTTTGACTACGGAGACACCGTAGAGCAGCAGCGAGATGATGAATTCCGTAATGGAGGAAACAAGTAATGGCTAATACACCAGGATACACAGATAACCCTCAAGGCCTTACCCCAGGGGTTGGCCCATACTTTGACCCATCAAAGCGTTCGGCCAAACAAAACTACGCTTATTCTCAGATTCAAAAGGAACAAGCACACGACTCCCGACTAAGGGCTCGTGACGCTAACGATGCATACTCTAAGACGATGCGTGAGAAGTATGCAGCAATCAAAGGCGAGGGTCGACCAAAGCCAGGTATCCCAGGTGTACCGCAGAGCCCTATGTACAGCATGCAAATGCCAGCACCTAAGAAGCCTAGCCTAATGAGCAGAATTAGCCGCTCAATCAGCTCCCGTCAGTTTGGAAGAAGGAAATAAAAATGGCAGTTAACACATCACGTTCAATGAACGACGGTCTAAATGAAGGAGCGACGGACGGTAAGTACCGTAAGACTCGCCCAGACACTGAGGTAGGTGACCACAATGGTCACGAAATCACCATGGACAACCGTCAGACGTTACACCCGTTCTTCGGATACGGGTTCGTAACCACTGAGGCTCCAGAGGCTTCTCGAGTAAACCCAGGTCGATAACCATGGCTGGTAAAAGAACCCTATCCCAGGCTGAGTCTAGCCAAGCCTTAGAAGTAGCTAACAAGGGCAGTGCTCTTGTACCTTCGTTTAGCTCCCCTGCTCCTTTGAAGGGTGCAGCCGCTAAGGCTGAAGTGATGAATGAGCTAGCAGGAGCAAAGATTGACGAGTTTGCAAAAAGCAATCCACAGCTAACCCAATCTACACCTGATAGGTTAAGCAAGTTTGGTATGGGAACTCCTGTAGCTCTCCGTCACCCCCAGACTGGTGAGATTACTCCTATGGTAAACATCGAAGGTAGATACCACCACCCAAGCACATTCACCAGAATTGCTGGCCACACCGATGAGTACCTTCCTACCACCACTGGTATCTCTACAGAGATGGGCCACGAAAAATACGGTAAGCCAATAATCCAGCCAGGCCTTGATGAGACTGAGTCGGATAAGCTCGAAGCCCAGGCTCAAGCAACTATTGATAGGGTTAGAAACCAGCGTTTCAGAATGCGTACAGAAGGCTCACCTATGGTGGGCAGACGTTTTCCAGGTTTTGGTACGGTTTCTGGAACACCTGTAGGAGACCCCGCAGGACAAGCGCGTTACCTTGAAGAAGCGTCTAAGACCCCAGAGTACAAGGATTACCAAGCTAAATTTGCTGCGGACCAGCAGCGCCTTAAGGAAAACAATTTTGCTCCTGTAACTTCTAACGGTTCTGGAGAACGTTTTGGAAAAACTAAGTTTGTCTCTGAGGAAGAGGTTCAGCGTCGTAATGAGGTTACCTCTGGTAACTTGGCTCTTATGCACGAAATCCCTCGTAGGAATGGAGAGGCTGCTTCCGACCACATAGCTAGAGTTAAAAGTCTGGTATCTCAAGCCCAGTCAAAAGCTGGTGCTGATTACGAAGCTAAACGTAAAGCAGACTACTTTGACAAGTTTGGGCGTGAACTTCCTCAGTCCACTAGTAGCCCTCTCGGTGCTGCCACTGGTGAAAATTCTGCTGCAGTTGCGGGACGCATGGGAACTCCCGTTCTTGATTACGGAACCATCAATAATCCTGGTCCAGACGCTCCTAAGGGAGTCCCTGCAAAAGCTCCTACGAAGACGCTAAAGATTGACGGCGTTAGTTACATGCACCCTGAAGACTTCCAGAGTCGTAAGGCAGCAGGACTAAAGGTGCCAAACTACAAGTTATCAAGCGGCGGCGCATCCTATGTCATGGAGAAGACAGCTGTGTTTAATCCAAAGCTAGATGACGAAGGCAAGCACATCCACAACGACGAAGGCGTACCACAGTACACCAAGTCCTACACATCTGCTCCTAAAGACTACAGCAAAAAAGCAGAAGTAAAGTTGAAGATGGTTAAGGGTTACAAGCGCCCTCTAAGCGAATCCGAGTACAACTTCGTCCAGGCTAATATTAAGAAAATTCAGAAGAAGACGAAGTCTAACAAGCTCGACCCAGAAACCAGGGCTGCGTTTGACAATGATGCCAGAGCCGCAGCCCGAGACGCAGCCGAAAGAGCAGCCGCAAAGGCAAGACGCGAAAGCTTTGAAGCAGCCTTCAACAAATAACCACAATTAAAAATTACTTAACCCCTCGCATTGCGGGGGGTTTTGTATTAGGATAGATAGCATGAAGGAGAATAATATGTTTGAACACGACCCAGAAACCATGCACCTAGGTGCAGTAATTTTTAGCGAGAACAGCACATCCGCCCATCCAAAGATGACTGACCAGGAATGGGAAGCCTACCAAGCAGAACTTGCTGAAGCACATGACGCCAGATACTCTGATGAGGCAATGTGGGCCAGAGTACAAAAGATAATTCGTCCATATGATGACATGAAGCGTGAGTGGGAGGAAAAGGGTGGACTGGTAGGTCGAGGAAACCTATACTTACCTGAAGGAGTTACGCGTGGTTACGACGTTAACGTCCACGGACCAGTGGAGTTTATTAACTAATGTCAGGATTACTAGGCCCTGATGGCAAACCAATGAAGCCTCTAATCGGTTCTAAACCTATTGAAGGACCAATCATTCGCCTCCTACGCTGTTTTGTGTGCGAGACCTGGGAAGAGTTGCCAGATTACGAAGGCCCCTCAGCTGGAGATATCCTGCTGGAGATGACCATCGAGAAGCACGTATTCCCATCAGGTGAGCCCCACGTAGGCAAACTCTTTAAAGTACCAGTTAAGACCTGGATGGATGCTGAACAGCGTAAAGCAGTGCTAGACAACCTAGGTGCAGGAAGCCGTGGCCTAGATGACCTAGACCCAGAGAAGTCATTTTACGATACTAAGATGACATTTGCTGCCGATGCCATGGATTGCTGGAAGGCACACAATAAAACAAATACGTGTAACGATTACGAGTCTGAAAAGAAGCGTTTGTTACCAAACACTGCGGTAGAGCGCAAGGAACTAGGGCTACCATTGCCAAAGGACCTAGAAGGTAGAAAGATTTATACCTGCCATTTCTGCCCAGTACACAGCAACGTCGTAACCCAGCGTCGTCAAATTATGGGAATGTATTAAGGAGTATCATGGCTAAAGGAAAAGGTGGTGCACCAGCACCGTCAAAGTCAATCAGTGACCGCAAGAATGGCAAAGCCAGCAAGAAGCGCCCGAAGGTATTCAGTGCCGAAAAGCGTCGACTAGTAACAGCGTAAAGGAGCAAAACATGGAAAAAGAAATTGAAACATTATTCGTTGTAGTTCTACACAAGGACGGTACGTTCCGAGTTGACTTGGATGCATCGGCACCGAAGCCAGAGTCACCACGTAACGCAACTCAGTACGATGTATTGTTAACTGCACAGCAGATTGTAAAGGAGATTGAGTTCCAGGACCTAACCAACCGTATCCTGGGAGGACTCATCCAAATCCTGACACCTCCGCAGGAACCGACACCAGCAGACCTAGTAAAAGAAAAGCTAAAAGAACGCGGTATCGACCCTGATAAGGAACAAAACCCAGTAAACTAGTAGTATGAATCCTACGTCATACTTCAGCGCACCTGCGAGCACGTTAGACCCGAAACTATTCGAGGGCCGTAACCTACGTTCATGGGTGCGTTCTGGTATCCAGGCCATTTTAAACGATTTCCTTAATCAAAGATTTCGTCACAGTGAGCTGTGGGCCCACCCATGGTTGGCTGGAAGCGCGGTGTCGTACCAATGGAGCGCCGTTAGGGTTCCAGGAGACCTAGATTGCCTGATTGGAATCAATCCCGTACAGTTTCGCAAAGCTAACCCAGAGTTTTCAGGATTAACTGACAAAGAGATTAGCGCAGAGTTAAACGAGGCGTTCCATGACCTCCTACACGGTCAGACAGAGGACTGGAATGGGTTTGAGTTGACATTTTACGCGTTAACCACCGATGATATCCGAACCATCAAGCCGTACGCAGCGTATGATTTGAAGTTTGATGAGTGGACAGTGTACCCAGACCCAAATCAGCAAGCACCACAGAATGATTCGTGGGATTCAATTGCTAGTTCAGATTATGATAAAGCGCACCAGGCTGAAACACGTTTCAATATGGCCCTACAGGACGTAGAAATGTCTCACGGAGGTCCTACACGCCGTAACGCCGAAGTAAAGATGACGGCCGCTGCCGCACAGGCCAATGCATTGTACAATGAAATTCACGAGAACCGCAGTATTGCGTTTAGTTCAACAGGCCAGGGTTACGGAGATTTTAACAATTACCGTTGGCAAGCAGGAAAGAAATACGGGACAGTTCAGAAGCTGCGCAACGTACGTCGTTCAATGAGGGATAGTTTAGGAAACGGTTACGGACCAGAAATGCCTGATGCCAGTACGTTGGTCCGACGCGCAGCCACATATAGGAACACATTGTAGTGAAAACCTGTATCAAATGCGGTCACGAGCTGTACCAAGATATTTGTATCGAAGATTCATGTAAGTGTGATTGTTTCGACGATAGTTACTAGGATTAAAATATGAAAATATTGGTAGACATAAACGGTGTAATCAGAAGTCAAAACGGGGAACCGATTGGCACTGGCATCATAATGGTTGGAACGCTGAGCGTTTATAACACCTTAACCCTAATGAGTTCCGACAGGTTAGACGCAACCAAGAATTGGTTAGATGTTAACAAGGTCGTAGAGTTCGATGACATCATCGATTCCAAAGTACACCTCGAAGGTGAAAAGTTAGCCGAAAGACAGCTCCGTCACGCACGGAGTAAAGGGCCAATAGACCTATTTATAACTAACGACCCATCAATGTGGGCGTTTGCATTCGACCAGGGAATCCCAAGCGTAATGTTCGGCGTGCCAAGTTATACCCGTGTTGAATTCCGACCAGATGCGCCGAAGCGGGTTCGTTCATGGACTGAAATTGAAGAGGCAGTGGAGCGTCAAAACGCGTTAAGGACCAACGACAGACGTATGTCAAGGATTGAAGGCGTTAATTTTGACTAAAATCATATTTGGCGGCGTAGAAATCCCGTCAAACAGGACGACATTAGAACGCCAAAATGTCAAGAATGTCATGTTGAATTACTGGGGCCTTCGTAAACGAGGATTACCAAAGACCAAACCATATTTGATAGAGGAGCATTTTAACTCCGACATGAAGGTTTGGGTGGATTCGGGAGCGGTTCAGGCAGATAAAGCGAGTCTATCGCTGAGGGAGCTGGAGGAATACGCCGCCGATTATGAGGAATTCATCGTCAATAATTACGACCGAATTGAGGGTTGGACAGAGTTGGATTCCCAAGTTATGGGATTGCAATGGATACTGCACCAACGCGCAGCCAAAGATAACGACGATAAGTTGTGGATTGTTTGGCATGAGAGTTATGGCACAGCAACCCTCCGTGATTGGGCAAAGGAGCATAGGAACATCGCCATTTCAGGGGAGGCAATCGAATCGGTGACAAACCTGGCGTCAGTAACGAGGTCGTTGAAAGCCACTAATGACGTAAACTTTCACGCATTAGCCACGGCAAAACCCGATAACCTCCGACAGATTCCATTCGAAACAGCCAGTACATTAGCCTGGTTGAGTCCAATGCGTCGAGGAGAAACAATCGTGTGGGATGGCCAAAAGTTGGTACGATACCCAAAAGGAATGAAGGACCAAGCCAGATTGAGATACAAAAGTATCGTAGAAAAAGCTGGTCTGAGTTTTGAAGAGTTTGTTAGTGATACCAACCTGGTATCAACTAAAGTAGCAATTTGGTCCTATTTAGAGTTAGAGAAAACAATGAGCAAGAGCAATAATCACCCATATAAGCCATCCGATAATGGCCTACTATCTGATAGGAGTGATGACACCCTATATACAGGTTTGATGGAAACAGGTATAGGAGGTTCTAATAACAAGGGTGATGGCATGCGGAAACTTGAACGCAATGAAGTCATCCAAAGAGACCCAAAAGAGGTCATGCCGATGCCTGTTTTCGGGTATGAGATAAAGACAATTATTGAGACCGAGGGCGGTCAAGATGTACTGAAAGATGTGCCAGTAGTTAAGTCAAATTCTGCCACTATTAGACAGTGCGACACCTGTTTTGTAGCAGCAAATTGCCCAGCATTCCAGCCTGCAACCATGTGTGCATTCAGTCTGCCAGTAGAGGTAAAGACAAAGGAGCAACTAAAGGCGCTGTTAACATCAATTGTGGAGATGCAAGGCCAGAGAGTAGCATTCATGCGGTATGCAGAAGAATTGAATGGTGGATACGCGGACCCGAACACATCCCAGGAGATGGATAGATTGCTCAAACTGGTAAGTTCGGTAAAGGATTTAGAGACCAATAAAGAGGTCATTACTATGACTGCATCAAGGCAGACATCAGGAGGTATCTTGTCAAGCATTTTTGGTGACAGAGCAACCGAGCTAAAGGAGATGCAACGTCCCCTTTCGGAGGAGCAAACAACCTTTATTATTAGTGATTCTTTGGAGAAATAGTCAACAACTCCTATCTGATAGGAGTAGGATTGAAGATATGAAACGTAAGTCCCGCTATTGTTTGTGTTGGCACGCCTATATCGACAGCCACTTAACTTGTTCTTCCAGGGCCTTTCGGTCCTTGCGTAACTTGGTTCGCTCATAGGTTGAAGTACCTCCCCAGATGCCTTCGTAACCTTCGGTCATGGCAGACATAAGACAGGCAACTGCTATGGGGCATACCCCACAGTAAGACTTAGCTTCAGCAGAACGGTCAGCAGAACCTGTCTCATTACCAGGAAAGAATATCTCTGGGTCAGGAGCCTTGACACATGCTCCTTCTTCTATCTGGTCTTCTGTTAGGTCACTCATTTACGTTTCTTCTTTCTCTCAATGATAATGAATCCACGACGGGTCAAGTCCCTACGAACCTGGTTGACCGCTTGGTTGTCTGAAGGAGTGCTGGAAGAAAAGAACAACCCATGTAAAGGATGTACCCACTTGTAGTGGTTCTTACCAGTGATGGTGATTGCCCACCCTTGTTCCTCGGCCTGCCTCATCAGCACAGCCATATCTTTGTTAGTGGCTCCCGCCATTTGTTGCCTCCTCACATCGGCACTCTGACAGACCGCAGTCTTCACAGTCCCACTTCAACCATCCAAAGTACTTGTAGGAACTACATTTGTAGCAATAGTTGTAGTCACCATCAGTTCCTTGTTCATGGCCGCAGCCTGAACAGCCGTAGTATATTTCGTTCACTTGTTCTCTCCCTTGATAAGAGCGATAAGGCTAAGTAATACTCCATTGGCATTGAACGTACCTACTGAAGTGCGCTCTGCTTCCTGCGTTAACAAGAGCAAGATACGCTGTTCACTTGACTCAGAACCAATGCGCAGTCCTTCTGCGTACCAGTCTCTTGCAGTTGTTTCTACTTTACTCATTAGTTATCTCCTTTACTTAACTGGCCATACATAATCATAGTGGTCAGGTCTGACACCTTCGTCCTCATCCCAACCAAACTGGTGGTACCAGTCATAGTCCTTTTGAAGAAGCGCTAGGCGGTGGCTTGATGCTACTGCATCGTCTGTAATCCAATTAGGGTCTGATGGGTCATTAGCACGGCCTTTGACAATAGCAATGGACATAGTTTCGCTAGCCTTGTTATCTAGGGTTGACTGGAATCCACGTGACTTCCACTCCTTTACCATGGCTAGTACATAACTGTGAAGAGCCATCTCATGGCCTTTCCACATCTTTACTGCAGGGTGGTTGACCCATCCTTTAGGGTGACGGTGATTACCATCGGGGTCAAGCTCTAGCAGCACCATCATAATTTGCCAGCCTTCTAACGCTTGTTTGTGTAGGCGCTTGTTGTCCAGTGTCTTGGCCATCTCAGCGTAATCAGTTGTTGCATACGGTATGAACGTTTGCATTATAGTTCCTCCTTTATAGTCATTGCTTCATTTTCTTCTGTGTCGTGATACTCTCCACACTCATCGCAGTACTCTGCACTTTC